GCCCCGCACGGGTCTTGGATCGTCGGGTCCATGTAGACGCTGAACGAGTTGCGCACCCGCCCGATGCGGATGTCCTGATCGAACGTCTCGTCGTTGCAGTACTCGGTCAGCAGGCGGAGGTAGCCTTCACCGTAAGTGACCTGATTGTCGCAGGCCGTGTCGTAGGCCACGTCGGCGTCCGACATGTACTCGATGTGGCGCACCACGCCGTTCAGGATTTCCGCGACCTCGATGTCGGCGTTGTCATCAGCCGGGATGACCTTGCCGCTGGGGCGGTTCTGGCGCTGCTCGTTCGTGACCTGACGGACGTGCTGCGGCAGCTTGTTGATCGTCAGGCACGGGCGGGCGTTGATCGTCTGGCCCTGCACGGCCCCGCGGGTCGCCAGCACGTCGGCCGGCCACTGCCACTGATTGTCAGGGCTGCCCGCCATGAACCGCAGGTCGTCGAGTTCATCCTCGCGGCTGTCCGAGTAGGCCGACTGCGCCATTTGCAGCCGGTGGCGCATGGTCGCCATCTTGTCGTCGCTGCCCGACGACTTGGCAGGGTTAGACCCCACGTTGGCGACCTTGCCAGCCGTATTGATGCCCGTGGGATCGGCCATATTACTTCTTCTTGCCCTTCTTGGCGGCTTCGCGCTTTACCGCATAGGCGATAGCAACCGCTTGTTTTTGCGGCTTTCCAGCGGCAATTTCAGCCTTGATGTTTTTGCGGAAGGCGGTTTTGCCCGCCGACTTGACCAGAGGCACGTCAGCGGCCCTTCTTCACAGGCGTCTCGCGCATGCGCGTGACGACGCTAATCACGTCCTTGGCGGGCCGACGCCGCATCAGGGCACTTTCGCCTGCTTCTTCGCGCTGAATGCGCTCAGCGCGGCCCAGAACGGCGCTGGTGGACATGTTCGGGGCCGGTTTGGTAGCCGGCTTGGGCTTCGGCAGGGTCATGCGGGGCGGCTTGGCCATTTTACTTGCCTTTCTTCGCGGTTTTGGCGCTGTCACGGAACGCTTTGGCGGTCGGAGCGCCTTTAGCGCCCGGTTTGCGCATTTTTTCGCCTGATCCGGCCGCAATTCGGGCCTTTTTGGCGTGAATGTTGGCGTATAGTCCCGGTTTCATGAGCATTTCCACCGCTTGAGGCTGGCCTTGGCACGTTCGCCGTCCTTGGCCTTGGCTGCTACCGCGCCCATTCGGGCGCAAAACGACTTCTTACGGCCTGCATCGGCCTTTGTCTTGGGGTTCGGCGCCGGTGCCTTGAGGTTTGACCCAGTTTCGCGGTTATACTTGGCCCTGCCTTTAGCGGTCAGCCCTGCGCCCTTGGACACCGGCAGCTTTTCGCCGCGCCCAACCGCCAGTGATACTGACTTTTTCTTGTCGGCCATGTGTCAGGCCCCCAGCCAAGATGTAGAAATTCCGCTCATAGAGTACCCTTTGCGCGGTGTTCTGTCAACGCGGGCTTCGCGGGACGCCAGCGGGTATGCGAAAGTCAGCGCGATGGCGTCGGCAGCGTCTGGCGAGGCCAGCCCGCGGGCTTTCATGTCCTTCTTGCTTTCAAGGAACAGCGTGCCTTTGCTGTCAGGCTTGACGCGCGGCCCGATCAGGTCGGTTTTCAGGAAGCGATCCTCGGGGATCGACGCTTCCTTGAGCCAGTCGCGCATGGCGCCCCACATTTCGGCGCGCTTGTTGCCGTACATCATCTGCTTCTGCGCCTTGTTGCCGAAGTTGACGCCCCTGATCTTGTACCGCTGCTCCTTCAGTCGGTCCACGACGCCTGCGCCGAGGCCGCCCTCGTCGATGCAGACCAGCGCCGGTTTGTACTCCTCGATGGCGTCGATGACGTGCCCGACCACTTCCATCGTGTCGGCCCCGCGCATCCGCTTGATGGCGACGATGTCGCGGCCCTGCCGCACGGCGATCACGGTTGCGTCCGACCCGAACCGCGCCGGATCCACTCCGATAGCGATGGGCGCGGACGCATCCTTGTAGCGCGGCCGGCGCATGGCGTCATCGACCACGTTGACTGCGATGAACTGGTCGTCGCCCTCCGACGGGAACTGTCCGTAGACCTCGACGTTGGCTTGGTAGCTGTCCGGGCCGTACTCGTCGATGATCTGCTGGTAGAGGTTTTTGTCGGTTCCTTCGACCTCGCGGGCGTCGATGTTGCGCGTGTGCCAGAAGCTGCGCTTGGAGTTGAACGTCTCGTAGAAATACCCCGTGTTGCGGCGGGGATTGGAGAAGGCCAAATGGAAGCGATTGGGCGTGTTTTCCGTGAAGAAGCCCTGCGCCACCGACCAGATGCTGTCGGGGATACCGCTGGCTTCGTCGAAGATCAGCAGCACACCGTCGAAGTTATGTACCCCTGCGTAGGCGTCAGGGTTCTCTTCAGACCACAGCCGCCCTTCGACCGACCAGTAGCGCGTGCCTTTCTTCAGGTCGCGCTCGACGATTTCCGTCAGCCATTTGGCGGGCATGATGCGGGTGGCGGCTACCTCGAACCAGTGGCTGTTCAGCGACATCGCCAGCCACTTGGTAATTTCCGCCCATGTGACCGAGCGTAGCTGCGCTTCGGAGTTGGCCGACACGATAGTGGTCGAGCCTATCCGGGTGGATAGCATCCAGATAACCAGCCAACTAACCAAGGCAGACTTGCCAATACCGCGACCCGAAGCCACCGCTTTCCTAAACGTATCATAATCCAGCTTTCCGCTGTTGGCTTGGATATGATTACGTAAATCTACTAGGATGTCACGCTGCCATTTGCGCGGGCCCGTAAAATGCTCCAGCGGCGTGCCGCGTTCGCCCCACGGGAAGGCCAGCAGCACGAAGGCCAGCGGGTCGTCCTTGATGGCGGGCGACCACAGCCGCGCCATCAGTTCCATCTCGTCCTGAGCGGAGTAGACCGGCTGCTGCATCAGAACATGTTTTCGTAGGGGTTGAAGCCGCCTGCGTTGCCGTAAGTGCCTCCGTAGGCCCCGCTACCGTATGTTCCGTAGGTGCTGGGCGTCCTGTACCGCCCGAACGGCGACTGCGGCGGTGGTGCGTAGCCGGCGCCCAGCATGGCGTTGCGGGGGCCGCCTGCGCTGGCGCCGCGGCCTTGGAAGCCCTGATAGGGCTGGAACGGCGTCATGGTGCTGAATGTCGGCATGGCGGGCATGTCCGCCAGCGTCGGGATGGGCGCGAAGTCCTGCGTGCGCTGCATGGCCGCAGAGATCGGGGTTACAGGCGCCACTTGCGTAGCGCCGCGGCCGCCGCCGCCAAGGTTGAAGTTCATCCCGAACGCGCCGGGCGTCGACATGCCGCTGGCATCCCCAAACGGATCAATCCGCATGACTGCCGGACCGCCGCTTTCCACGGGCATGTAGGGAATGAACCCATTAGTCATCGCGTTGCGCATGGACCGTCTCCGTAGGGCTGGGCACCGTGGCCGTCCGGTCTTCTAGCGCATTTACCGGGCTATAGATACCCTCGATTACGCGCGTCTGCGCCCGCTCCAGCGCGCCGATCACGCTGATCTGCTGGTCGACGTTCACGTCGATCTGCTGCTTGGCTACCCACCCATGCTGGTGCTTGAGGATGTTCAGCGCCGCGGTGGCGTCGCCGTCCGCTGCTGCGTCGTGCAGCGTCTTGGCCGCGAGGTATTCGCCGTCCGCCCGGCCTTTCAGTTCCGCCATCTCCACCAGCGGGTCAAACTCCTGCAAGCGGCGAAACTGCGCCGGCGTCAGTCCAGCCTTAAGCGCGAGGCTGTCACCCTTCAGGCCGTACTTGGCGGCTTCATAGATCGCTTCCAGACGCGCCTCAGTGGCTTCGACGCGTTCGGGCGTGAACGGCAGTGAGTAGAAGGTCATAACCGTAATCCTAACGCAATTTCGGCACCTTTTCTAGCCGCCGCCGCTTCCTCCTTAGTTTGATAGAGCCCAAGGTATATGGCTTTGCGGTTTACCGTTATGCGCGCTTCCCAAGCATTGCGGTTTTTTGACGCCGCCGTCACGCCTTTTTCGCCGGACGAGGCTCTGCCAGCTATATTGTGGCAATTAACAGAGCGCGTGACAGACCGCAAATTGTCGATACGGTTGTCTAGCCTATCGCGGTTTATGTGGTCAACGTCGGCGGAAGGCCAATCTCCATAGACCCATAACCATGCCAGTCTGTGCGCTGGTGTTGCTCGCCCTTTAAACGTCAAATATCGGTATCCTTGCGGCGATATGCACCCTGCTATGTCGCCTGCTTTTTGCCTACCCCAAGACGTGCGGCGGCGAAATTCGCCGGTGTTGGGGTCATAATCGTATTTGGTTTTTAGGGCGTCTAAATCGGTCATAGCTAACCATACCGCAGTTTTTAAAAAATAAAAAGAAAAAAATTAATTTTTGTCTGCGGACCGTGCCCGTGACAATCACGCGGCCGTCGGCCCCACCCCCTCCCCCTCCAGCCAACCGGCAATCCGGTTTTATGCTGCAATGCAGCAAAGCGCGTGGCCCTTTTGGCCGTGGGCAATGTGGGCAATGCGCGGGACCATTGCTGGCTGGCGCTACTCAATGCGCCATATGCGAATACCTTTCACGCCATCTTCGACAACGCTGCGCAGGGTAAAGCGCAAGCCGTGCCGTTTCTGTAACGTCTTTGCGTAGCTGTAGGCCGGGTGCTGTCGCTCCCGTGTGTTTGTGCCGGGGTAAAACACGCTGTCGCCCGGTTTCATTTTGCGGAACGGATAGCGCGGGGCGGTAGCATCGCGCGGGGGCGGAATATGGCTATCAATCATCATGTGTCTGTCCATACGCGCATATGTTTCACGCTGTCAACATGTTTTTTGGCGCGGCGAGATGCGCGCGAGCCTGTGGGCAATTTGGGTATACAGTTTTCAGTTGCGCCAATTTCTATCCTTATTGCGAATCATTCTTAACTACACTAACTTTCAATCCAAAATACCTTTCGACTACCCACATTACCCACAGACCTCTCGAACCAAGCATTTCCGCCTAGTTGAGCGTGGGCAACGCCACCCGTTTTGCATACCCAACAGCCGCCCAAAAAACCCACGCCTACTGACACTCATGTTAATGGCCCTACCCTGTGGGCAAAATACGTGGGCAATCCCTCGCGTCTGTGGGCAATCCGTTGCCCACGCAAATTTCTTCGTTTGGCGCCAACTTTTTTGTTGCAATGCTCATTTTGAGGGTATATCAGGAGACACACAACGACCACACCACAGGAGCAACTGACATGAGCACCGACAACCGCAAGATCGACATTTACCTGCTGAACCGCACTCGCGGCGTATGGCAGTACGAATGCAGCACCACGTGGTCCCGCACTTGCCGCGAGGCCAAGGCGGCGTTTCTGCGCCGCCATGATTATCTTGACGCCGGCCAAGTCCGGGCGCGGTTCGCATGACCCGCCGCCTGATCATCGACGCCGCCGCTATCCTGATCGCGCTACCCTGCCTCGTGCTGGCGCTGGCGCTCATCCTGCCGAACTGACCATAACTAGGAGCAACTGACCATGTACGACCCTTTCTATGACCGCACCGACTGGCGGCGCTGCGATGACCAGCGCCTGACCGCCGCCGCCCGCGAGAGCAACCACGAACTGTGCATTGCGCTGGGCGAACGGCTGGAAGACCTGACCGACACTGACGACCAGTTACGGGACGTGACCGCCGAGCGCGACGAACTCGACAAGCGTGTGACGCTGCTGCTGACCGAACTCAATGAACTGCACGAGGCGCTAAAGGGCACCGGGGCCGGGCTGGACTGATGGGCGCGGCGATATTCGCCCTAGCGCTAGGG